CTCTTCCGTTTCGGTCTCGCCGGTCTCGCCGGTCTCGCCGGTCTCGTTCGCGCCACGGGCCGGGAGCGGGTCGGCAATCAGTAGCGCGGCCTTCCACATAGACGCAGCAGCATTCCGCGCTTTATTAAGCTCTTTTTTCTCAGAATCGTCAGCCTTGCGCCCCAGTACTTTTATATCGTTGGTTTCAATGGCCGACGCGATAGGCGCGTCCCCGTATCGCTTGGCATAGGTTGCAAAGTAGGCCGGCAGGAATGTGGCATAAATCGCGCCCAGCGCATTGGTCGGGTCGGCCTTATCCATATCACGGCCCGCGCCTGTTTCCATCATTGTCACGGCCAGCGCCGTTTTCGCATTCTCGCCAGCGGACTGGGCATTCGCGCCCGCTGCAGCCGCATTGATGACGGCGGCCTTATGATTCTTCGAAAGAGCGTATTTCTTCGCCATGATGTTTTCGTCCTCTGTTAGTCCGGCGGATATCGCCGGAGTGCCGTCATTATAACCTAGCAGAGTCTGACAATGTCAAACCCTCGCGACGATAAACTTAAGTTTATATTTCGGAAACCGAAACATCTCTTCGCAATACTTGACAATCCGCGCAAAATGTGGTAGGGCGGAGCGGACTGGGGAGACCCCACCGGCCCGGTACCCCCCGCTATCAGTTAGGAGTCCCGTCGCGCGCCCCTCCTCTCCAATCCACACAAATCCCCACCACATTTCCAAACTTCTACCCCACCCCCCTATTTATACAAACACCCCCGGTTGGAGTCCCAACCTCCTCTTGATTTGACCTACCCTATATATTCTGTTTATAAAGCTGCCTAACAGGCCCAAACCCCTGCAATAAATGCTAATACCCGATATTGAGCCAGATATTCCTCTGCAGGATCTTGCAGACTTGTCCCCCGCCGAAGAGCTACAGATGCGGGCGCGGACTATTAAATTATTGTCCGATCTAAAGGGCGAAGCCCTAGTCCCTGACGAGAAGCATAAAGAAGACGCCGAGGAATTGGCCCGCCAGATGATGGTCGAACCTAAATATCGACCTGATTTTGCCAAGTACCCCAATGAGACGATGGCTTACCTTGCCGGAATGGTCGCGCAAAGCAACTGCATGATCGTCGAGGAGCTATCGGATCTTAAAAACTACGTGGTTAATAAGCTGGTCGGGGAGGTCGAGGCAGCCACTGATGCGAAATCTCGCATAGCTGCGTTAAAACTTCTGGGCGAAGTGGACGGCGTGGACGCATTTAAGCGTCGTTCCGAGATGACTGTGCAGCTAAAGCCTATTGAAGAGGTCGAAAAGGAATTGTTATCGATTATCGATAACGTGGAATACTACGAAATCCCGGCTAAATGACCCAGATTTTAGGCAAAATATCCCCTGAGCAGATCGAAAAGCTCAAAAAAGCGCTGCCGATGATGTCGGATAAGCAAAAACGCCATGCGCTTGACCTTTTAACCCAGTATCAGAGCGAGATTTCCAAGGTTGCGGCCCAGTCTTCCTTTCTGGACTTCATTATTAAGGTCTATCCGGGATACAAGATCGGCCCGCACCACAAGAAGCTGGCACAGATCTTTGAAGACATCGCCGATGGCAAGAAGAAGCGCGTGATCGTGAATATTGCGCCGCGTCATGGCAAGTCCGAGATGATTTCTTATCTGGCCCCGGCGTGGTTTCTGGGCAAGTACCCGCACAAGAAGGTCATCATGGCCTCCCATACGGCGGATCTGGCGGTGAACTTTGGTCGGCGGGTCAGAAACCTCGTTGGTTCGGAGGTGTATAAAGATGTATTTCCACAGGTCGAACTCCAAGCCGATTCCAAGTCTGCTTCTCGTTGGGGCACTAATTTTAATGGTGAGTATTTTGCCATTGGTGTGGGTGGCGCACTTGCTGGGCGCGGTGCTGATCTCTTTATCATCGACGATCCACACTCTGAGCAGGAGGCTAAGCAGCTTCGGGCAGAAGTATTTGAACCGGCGTGGGAGTGGTTCCAGTCAGGCCCCGTCCAGCGACTGATGCCGGGTGGCGCGATTATTGTGGTCATGACCCGCTGGTCGAAGATGGATTTGACCGGCAAGATCATCGATCATATGGTCCGCAATGACGACGCCGACCAATGGGAAGTTGTTGAATTCCCAGCCATTTTAGACAATGGCAACCCGCTTTGGCCGGAGTTTTGGCCGATTGAGGAGATGCTGGCTAAAAAGGCCAGCATGGACGTGCGGTACTGGCAGGCCCAGTACATGCAGCAGCCGACCTCGGAGGAAGGAGCGCTCATTAAGCGCGAGTGGTGGCAGATCTGGGAGAAGGACGACCCACCCCAGTGCGAGTTCATTATTATGAGTCTGGACGCGGCGCAGGAGACATCTAACCGGTCCGACTATAACGCCCTGACCACATGGGGGGTGTTCTTTAATGAGGAGGCTAATAACTTCAATATTATCCTTCTAAACTCTATAAAGAAGCGGCTGGAGTTCCCAGAGCTTAAGTCGATGGTGCTGGAGGAGTATAAGGAGTGGCAGCCGGACAGCTTTATCGTTGAGAAGAAGTCCAATGGCGCAGCGCTGTATCAGGAGATGCGCCGGATGGGTGTGCCTATATCAGAATTTACCCCGAGCAAAGGACAGGATAAAATCAGCCGGGTCAATGCTGTCTCGGACTTATTCGCTACCGGGATCGTGTGGGCACCGGACCGAAGGTGGGCGTACGAGGTTATCGAGGAGTGCAATGATTTCCCTAGTGGAAGTCATGATGACTTGGTGGACTCCACGACCTTGGCCCTCCTGCGATTCCGACAGGGCGGCTTTCTTAAGTTGCCGTCCGATGAACCGGAGCCGATAAAAATGTTTAAACGACGTAAGGCTGTGGGGTATTACTAGGAGATTTTAGATGGCAACGAATATGGATAAAGCGGTTTACTCCGCCCCGCAGGGACTCGATGCGATGTCCGAGGACGAGGAGCCGATTAGTATCGAGGTCGTGAACCCCGAGGAAGTTAATATCTCCGGCCCCGGTTTTGAAATGCATATGGGGCAGGAAGAACCGGAGTTCGATATTAATCTTGCCGAGGAGATGAACGAGCAGGAGCTTATGTCTCTTGCCGGGGATCTGCTGGGCGACTACGACTCGGACCTATCCTCCCGCAAAGACTGGCTCATTACGTACGTCGAGGGCTTGAAGCTTCTTGGCCTTAAGTACGAGGAGCGCTCTGAGCCGTGGCCCGGTGCCTGCGGTGTGACCCATCCGCTGCTGATGGAGTCGGCAGTTAAGTTCCAGTCCGAGACGATTATGGAGACCTTCCCCGCGATGGGACCGGTCAAGACCAAGATCGTTGGTAAGGAGACGCAGGAGAAGAAGGACGCCGCTATCCGTGTCGCGGACGACATGAATTTCCAGTTGACGGAGATCATGCGTGAGTACCGCCCGGAGCATGAGCGCATGCTGATTAGCCTGTGCCTGTCGGGTAACGCGTTCAAAAAGATCTACTTTGACCCGTCTCTGGAGCGTCAGACCGCTGTATTTATTCCGGCTGAAGATATCGTAGTGCCCTATGGTGCCCAGAGTCTTGAGTCTGCCGAGCGCGTAACGCACCGGATGCGTAAGACCAAGAATGAGCTTCGCCGCCTGCAGGTGGCTGGGTTCTACCGGGACGTTGATCTCGGTGAGCCGATACGCGTCATGGACGAGGTTGAGAAGCAGAAGGCGCTGGAGCAGGGCTTTAGTACGTCGATTGATGATCGGTTCCAGATCCTTGAGATGCACGTCAACATTGACCTGCCGGGGTACGAGGACGTTGATAAAAATGGCGAGCCGACCGGCATCGCGCTGCCCTATGTTGTGACGATTGAGAAGGGCACCCAGACGATTCTGGCTATCCGCCGCAACTGGCTGGAAGAGGATAAGCTCAAGCTCCGTCGCCAGCACTTCGTGCATTACGGCTATATTCCGGGTTTCGGGTTTTACTATTTCGGCCTGATTCACCTAATCGGTGGACACTCTAAGGCCGCCACGTCCCTTCTCCGCCAGCTTGTTGATGCTGGCACCCTCTCTAATCTTCCCGGTGGAATGAAGTCTCGCGGTCTGCGAATTAAGGGCGACGATACGCCCATCGCACCGGGTGAATGGAGGGACGTGGATCTTCCGTCAGGCGCTATCCGCGACAACATCCTGCCGCTGCCGTACAAGGAGCCGAGCCAGACGCTGTCCATGTTGATGGACAAGATTGTCGATGAGGGGCGCAAGTTCGCTGCCGTATCGGATCTTAATGTTTCCGACATGTCCGCTCAGGCTCCGGTGGGTACGACGCTCGCCATTCTTGAGCGCGTCCTGAAGGTTATGTCGGCTGTGCAGGCCCGCATCTACTACGCCATGAAGCAGGAGTTCAAGCTCCTTGCGGCGATCATTCGGGACAACACTCCGGATGAATATTCGTACGAGCCGGAGGTAGGCAGCCGCACTGCTAAGAAGTCGGACTACGACGATGTGGATGTGATTCCGGTATCTGATCCGAACGCAGCCACGATGAGCCAGAAGGTCGTGCAGTATCAGGCGGTTCTGCAGTTATCCCAGACTGCGCCCCAGATCTACGACCTGCCGTTCCTGCATCGCCAGATGATTGAGACGCTGGGTGTCAAGAACGCCCAGAAGATTGTGCCGACAGTTGACGATATAAAGCCGGTAGATCCGGTGACCGAGAACATGAACATCATGATGGGCAAGCCTGTCAAGGCGTTCATGACGCAGGACCATGACGCTCACTTAGCCGTGCATACCATGATGCTGCAGGATCCGAAGATCATGGCGACCCTCGGACAGAACCCGCAGGGTCAGGCGCTTATCGCTGCCGTTCAGGCGCATGTCATGGAGCATACGGCGTATCAGTTCCGTGCAGGCATCGAGAAGATGCTGGGTGCGGCGCTGCCGCCCATGCCGGACACGGAGAACGACGAGAACTATCTGGACCCGTATATGGAGGTTCAGTTGTCCCAGCTTTCGGCACAGGCTGCAGCCAAGCTGCTGCAGAAAGATCGAGCCGAGGCGCAGATGGTTCAGGCCCAGCAGCAGATGCAGGATCCCATCGTCCAGATGCAGATGCAGGACTTGCAGATCAAGCAGGCCGAGGTACAGCGCAAACAGCAGAAGGACCAGATCGACGCGCAGCTTAAGGCCAAGGATCTTGAGATTAAGGCCCAGAAAACCATGCTGGATGCGGCTGCCAAGGATGACCAGACCGAGCTTCGTATGCGTGAAATCGCCGCTCGTCAAGAAACGGACGGCATGCGTATGGGCACTGAAATCCGCAAGCATCAGGCGCAGATCGACGCGCAGCAGCGGGCAGAAGGATTACGAGTCGGTGTGGATATCGCCAAATCAAAGGCGCAACTTAACCACGAAAATCTGGGTCGCCGTGTAGACCTAGCAAAGCATAGAGCGACGTTGGCAGCCAACGCAGCCAACAAGCAGTCGAATTCGCCCAACGAGGGTGCGTCTAGAGAAGAGGAGTAAATGCAATATCAAACAGCACTCGACTATCTGTTAAAGCAGACTGAAGAGCAGCGCACGGTAGTAGTAAACAGTATTCTGGACGGGAACATTACCGACTACGAATATCGCAGACTGGTTGGAGTTATTCAGGGTCTCGACTTCAACACGCAATTAATTAACGACCTTGCAAAGAAATTGGAGAGTGATGATGAGTAACGTAGATATTCTCGCTACTAAGCGGGAAGCAAAGATCGCGGAAGAAGCCGCTGAAAAAGCCAAGCAGGTACCGGACCCGACCGGTTATCACATACTCTGCATGGTTCCCAAGATTGATTCGACGTACGAAAGTGGCCTTATTAAGGCTGACGAGACCATTCATGTGGAGTCGCAGACCACGATGGTGCTGTATGTCGCAAAGCTTGGACCTATGGCCTACAAGGACGAGAGCAAATTCCCGACCGGGCCGTGGTGTAAGGAAGGCGACTTTGTAATCACCCGTGCCTATGCGGGCACCCGCGTCCTGATTCATGGGACCGAGTGGCGAATTATTAACGACGATACCGTTGAGGCTATCGTGCAAGACCCCCGTGGCATCCGCCGCGCATAAGGAGATTTTAAATGGCTGAGCAGGAAGAGTTTAAATTCCCTGACGAGAAGGAAGAGGCCGCCGCTCCAGTAGAAGATAAGCTGGAGATTGAAGTCGTTGACGATACGCCCGAGGAAGATCGTGGCCGTACTCCCATGCCCAAGGAGATTGTTAAGGAGCTTGAGGAGGACGACCTAGAGGAGTATTCCGAGAAGGTTAAGAAGCGTCTGGGCCAGATGAAGAAGGTCTGGCATGACGAGCGCCGAGAGAAGGAGCGCGAGGCCCGTGAAAAGGCTGAAGCTATCCGCCTTGCTCAGCAGGTTTACGAAGAAAATAAGCAGCTAAAGCAGCAGCTTGGACAGGGCCGAAAGGCGCTGGTCGACCATGCTACCAAGTCTGCGACTAATGAGCTAGCCGTTGCCAAGGAGAATCTAAAGCGGGCTTATGAGACCGCCGACGCATCGGCTATTACTGAGGCTCAGGAGGTATTAACCGACGTTAAACTCCGCCTCCGTGAATATCAGCGGCTAAAACCCTCTTTACAGGAAGAGGAATATAGTGTAAAACCCCCACAACAGGAACCGGCGCAGCCGCAAGTAGTTGATCCTAAAGCAGAAGCTTGGCGGGTCAAAAATACTTGGTTCGGTGCAAATAAAGGCATGACAGCCTTTGCGTTGGGCCTGCATGAAGAGTTGGTCGAGTCTGGCGTGGATCCGAGATCCGACGATTACTACGACCGAGTTAATAAAACTATGAGGAAGCGATTCCCCGATTATTTCGGAGAGGAGCAGACTCAAACGATGGAGAAGGAAGAAAAGCCGACTCCTCGCACGAAGACGGCCAATGTAGTTGCTCCGGTTACTAGGTCAAGTGCCCCGAAACAGGTGCGGCTGACCCCATCGCAGGTGACGCTGGCTAAACGGCTCGGCATTACACCTGAAGCGTATGCAAAAGAACTTATGAAACAGGAGAATCGCAATGGCTGATAATAATCGTCTCGCTCGTGAGTTGGAAAATCGGGAAACCGCGAAGCGCACACAGACTTGGAGACCGCCCGAAACACTGCCGGCCCCTACGCCGCAGCCGGGATGGGTCTTCCGTTGGATTCGGACGAGCATGATGGGTCAAGCTGATCCCACCAATACGTCTGCAAAGTTCCGCGAAGGTTGGGAACCGGTCAAGGCCGATGACCATCCTGAGCTTATGTATATGGCTGATCCGAATACCAAGTTTAAGGGTAATGTCGAGATCGGCGGGCTGTTGCTCTGCAAGGCTCCGGAAGATTTGGTGAAGCAGCGTGAGAAGTACTACGCGAATCAGGCGCAGAACCAGATCGAGTCTGTAGACAACAACTTCATGCGTCAGAACGACGCTCGTATGCCGCTATTTAGCGAGAAGCGTACGCAGACTTCGTTCGGGCGTGGGAATAAATAACTTTAGGAGATTTTAATGTCTAATGTCGCAACGCCTTATGGGCTGCGTCCGATCAACCTGATCGGTGGTCAGCCGTTCGCGGGCCAGTTCCGCGAATTCAAGGTGGCGTCGAACAACTCGGCTGCCATCTTCAACGGGGATGTCGTTGCTCTTACGAGCGCTGGCGTTCCTTATGCTCTCACCTCGACCCCGACTGCTACGGCGATCACGGCGGCGACCCCGACCGCGACTCTTGTTAGCCCGGCGGGTATCGTTGGTGTTTGCGTTGGTGTCCGTTATGTCAGCCCGGCGACGAAGCAGCCGCTGTACGGTCAGTACCTGCCTGCTAATTCGATCACCAATGGCTATACGGATGTGTTTGTTCGTGTGCTGGACGATCCGGATGCGCTGTTCCAGATTCAGGGATCGGCGGCTCTGGGCACGTTCAACAGCGGTACGTCTGGTTCGGGTTGGCCGGGTGCCATCGGCAAGAATGCCGCTCTTGGCAACTTCTCGGCTGGCAGCACGACCACGGGCAACTCGGCGGTCAACCTTGTGGTTGGCACCAACGGTGCTTCGCTGGCTACGACTGCCACGCTCGCAATGCGTATCGTGGACATGGTGGAAGGGGCTGAGACGGATTCCTATCCGGAATTCATCGTTAAGTTCAACCACGGCGTCCACTCTTACTACGTCCCGCAGGGCGTTTGATTAGGGGGGTAATGTAAATGGCTATTTCACGTTCGCAACTTCTGAAGGAGCTGCTCCCCGGTCTGAACGCGCTGTTCGG